CCAACATTAAGGGAAATTCCCCACCACCCGGAGTTTTAACCGGGGCCTAAGGCTATAGCCAAGGGCCTAAAAAGTACCATCGCTTGACGAGAACGTTACGATTGATTGCAACGTTCGTGCGTGCTCTTAGAGGATATTTGTTCCCATCCTCTTGGGTCGATGGAGCCTTTAACCGAGCCAGTTGAACGGCTTGGTGTTCACTTTGCCTCGTCACTGTCGTAACGCCAATGGTCCAGACACGGTATCCTTCGATACCGTGTCCGAACACAGAGGGGCATGCTTCATCAAAATTCATGATGAAGCCGACGTCGCCTAATTCACGAGAGATTCCGAGCCGAAGAGGCTTAGATACCCTGCGAAGAAGACGTGTCCAACAACCACGAAACCTGATATCACAACCAAAACAATTGTTAAGGCGGTGAGCAAGTAAGCGGATGTTGTTAGCCAGTTTGATAACAGCTTGAGCATTGTGAACTCTTTCTTTCAGAAAGATTGGCTTACAGTTAACCCCTCGAAACCAGTGGCTGCCGCAGCTTTCGCGAAATGGACCATTAGAGTAAGACTTCTTCTGGTTCACCGTAAAGCCGCAGAACTCACTGAGTCGAGAAAAGAGATCGTAAGACTCGACAGGGACTATAACATCGTCCCCGTAAACACTGACATCCTTCGAGGATACATGCAGCTTTTGGCAGCATGCCCACGAAAGAGAGTAAAAGATCAGTGATTCAAGCTCAAAGGTGAATCCGTTCCCCATCGAGGAGAACTTCTGCCACCAGAAAGTTTGATTGTCTAACGAACCGCACTTGGAACGACTTAAATCGAGAAGATGAAACCAGTCCGGTGGTAACAAAAGCCGCACTAGTTCCAAACTAATCGAATCGCTCGCGCTCGAGAAATCAACGGTCGCTAGGAGGTTAGAAATACTACCCTCCTTGGCGAGCTGCTGATTCCTCTCCTGCGAGTTTAGGTCGACTCCAATCTTACCTAGCCTAGTTCGAATCATTTGACCGAGACCTTTCTGAAACCAGAGATTTAACCCTGGCTCAACAGCAATTACTCGGTCGATAGAACTAGTCTTGGGAACTGTAATAACTTCATTGCCTATCCTTTCGGAGAAAGAGCCACGACGATTTCCGTTGTTTTGGTCATCGGTGATACTCTTCCACCATAAGGGATACGCGGCCGGAAACCAGTCGCGGACGAAGCAATGTAGATCTCGCGTTATCCCAGCTTCATGCTGGAACTTAGGTATCGACGCTGTCTGTAGACCTTTTAGGTCAACAGAAACGCCAGGTCCCCAATTTGATGCGTCGATCCATTCGTCAGCTGAAAATCCACCTAGGACTGAATAGACTTTACGCTGGGCTAAGAAAATTAGCTCAGCGAATTCCGGGTTTTTGATCCAGAATTCAGATGTCAGTCTGCGGTTGGTTTCAGTACACTGCTTCTCAAAAGTTTGAAACTTGAGAAGAGCCTTAGCCTTCTTATCGAACGAAGTGAGTAAAAACTTCGATTTCGAGAGGAATTCAGAGGCCAGATACGCGTCAGAAAATCTTGACGCAGTATCATAGTGTAACGGATTGCACTTGATCTCAGTTAACTGGTCATGTTCGTTATTGCTGAACATTAACCAAACTGATAAAGATCGAGGGCAATCCAGTGCTGATAAATAATCA